GAATGTTTCCACCATAATAAGTATCAATAGATCCACTCTCTCTTGCAGTACCAGATGATCCACTAGCTTTTGCATTTGAAGTGTTAATGTTTGCAAATTCAATGTCTCTTTTGAGTTCTTTCAGTTGTTATCGTAAAAGCTCTTTATCTTTTACTTCTTATAGTTGCCTATAAGTTCAGACTATATCTTCAATCTAATTTGATTGTTCGGCACTCGTGGGTATATTATTCTTTCGTCAATACCTAGTCGTTGATCCTTCTATATACCTTTAAAATTATATAGCTTGGATGCTGATTTTCCCAGAGGGAGTTCCCAGTAATTCACCGAATTTATAGTGAGCAAAAAATCTACCCACTTTAGCCATTTGGTATGCAAGTTCTTGACCTCTACCATAATTGCTTACAGCTTGATCTGTTCCTGTTACACCAACAGCTTTAGCTGTTATTTGCGTGTAGTTTTGAAGTTTTACAGTTGGAGCTCTTGTGTCCAATCCGTAAGTGTGACCTTCGACTTGTGCATTCGCACCTGCTGGCTCGAGTGCATCTGTCTGCCATTCATGTAAAGTTTGAGTGGCTGTGCTTTTTCCTGCATTAGAAATAAAAGGTGTCTCAACTGGCGAAATATTATATATGACATCAGCGAAACTGGGTTTTATACCAACACGATCAAAAGTTTCTGTGACATTAGTTGGAATTGCCATAGTTTATCCTTTATCGTTATTGAAGCATCTCAAGAAACACATCTTGTGCATCTTGTAATCCTCCAGATTGTTTCAGTTTATTCATTCTCTTACTCATATCCTGTTGCCTATCAGACTCTTCTCTGACATTTGACGCATTAGAAGAAACGACTCTTGGAGCTCGTCTAACTTTTTTATCTTGTAACTTTGTATTTTTTAATTGTTTATACCTGTATGCATCTACCAAAAGCAAAACTGCTCTATGATCGACCATCATATCAATTTCTTGTTCCGTATAACCACTTTCCAAAGCAAAGTTTTTAAGATTACGAGTTAGCTCTGCACCTTTTTCTTTGTCAGCATAGACTGGAAGTTTTTCTGCTAAGATTTTGCGTTCATTTTGAATATAATTTTGATAAATTTTATTCTGCTCATCTCTTTGCTCATTTTGAATGCGTTGTTTTTCTTGCTGTGCAAGTTGTAGCATTTCTTTTTGTTTATCGGACTCTGCTTTTTTGCGTACATACTCAGCAGGATTGTCTTGATAAAGAGCTTCCCAATCCACTTTTTCTTCTCGCTGTAAATTTTGAGTTAAGACCTCAAGTTGTTCAGCATATTTATTTCGAGAATTTTTGACTGCTTCGAGTTCTTTCGTTAAGTTTTCTTGCAAGGAGTCTACATCTTTGCGTTTATCACTTAACTCCATATTCTTTTTGGTATAGTTTTTTTCTAACTGATAGCCCTTCTTTAACTCTTGTAAATTAACTTTATAATCTTCGCCATTAACTTTGACATCATAAAGTGTTTCCTCGTTTTCAGAAGATGCGTCATTTTCATCTACTATTTCTTGTCCATCTAAATCTTCTAATAAGGGATCGCTATTATCTTTTTCAAGAGTAGCTTTCTCTTCTTCCAATTTAGGTGTTTCAGACTCTTCGCTTCCTTTTGCAGTCTCGTCATTATTTAAAAGGTTGGCGAATGCCTGTGCTGTTGCTGTTTCATCATTTAAGATGGGAGAGTCATTAGACTCTGTTTCTGAAACAACAGACTCCTGTGAAGGTGTATCTGCCATTTATTTCTCCTTATTTATTAATCTGTTTAGATGCCAGTTTGCCTGTCTCCATAACAGATTTGATTTGCACTAGAAGGACATTTAACATTTTTTCCATCATGTAAATTTTTTCTCTTCCCTCTGTGTCTCTTATCGGAGAGCTCAACCATTCTTGTCGTAGCTCTGCCGAAACTTTTTGTACTGCTTCCACAAATATTTCATCTTCTAATATTCGTTTTGCTTGATATCCTCTTTGTTGTTCTTTTTCTAAATTCATTAAATGCCAAACTCATCAAATTTATCAACATCTTCTGATCCAAATGGTTTACCACCAATCACAACATTTCCACCACCAGTCATTTGATTACTTGATGTACCACCTCTGCCTGTGCCATAATCTACTCCACCTTGAGTTTGTTGCGAAACAGCAGGTAATGGTGTTCCAGATATAAATGAATATCCTGTGTTGCCTTGACCATCATTAAAAGTTTGTTGGTATGTATCTCCAAACACATCGGTTACTGGCTCATTCATGTTGTTTGCAGGTAACATACTTTCTATACCACCAACATTTGTGTTTATGTTTTTATTAGCTATATCAAATATAGGATTTTGGTTTTTATCAAAATTACCTGTAAAATAACCTCTTCTTGTTAATTCATCTTTAATAAAATTTTTTCGCATTTCATTTTGATTACCAAACAGTAATTGAAACTGTGAAGGCATAAACATATTACTCATTGTAACTTCTGTACCTTTACTTGGAAGATAACCTAAAGGACTATTTTTTAAAAAACCACTTGTCATATAATCAAGAAAATCATCATCAGATAATCCCTTCATTGCATCAATCGAATAGTATGGTCGTTCTTCTGGATCATCTCTATCGTTATCTTGTTGGTATGATGATTGACCAAATTGTTCTATTGGCTGACACACACCATCAACTAACATAAAACCAGGAGGACAAGGATCAACTGGTGCATCTATTGGTGCACTAAAATCTAATTGTGGATTTGGAAACTGTGCTGTTGGATCTAATGTACCTGCTTTTTCTTGTTCCGTTCTAATATCATATAAAGGATTACGAAAGTTGCCTGCACTATTAACATTAGGTGTAGTATTTAATTTGCCATCTAAATAATCGTTAATAATACCTTGTGCTTGTGATCCTTGCATGAATGGAGTGAATGCCATTAATTTAATCCTTGTTGTAGAATTTTAGAAGCCAATTTTTCTTTTTCTAGCTCTGTTACATTTTGCTCTTTAACAACTTGTGTTGCGAGTTTTTGTTCATCTAAATTAAGTTTTTGCATTTTCATTTGATTATCAGCTTCTAATTTTCTATTTTTAAAATCCATGTCTGCCATTGCCTTTTGTCTACGAAGTTCTATATCTTGTTGTGCAACTTGCAGAGCAGGATCGGGTTTTTGTTCTTGTGGTTGTGGTGGTGGTTGTTGTGATGGATTATTAAAAAATTGCGTTGCATCTTTATATCCACTATTTTGCAAATATGCTTCTATTGTATTGTAAATTGTTTGTGGAGTAACCATACCCATACCACCCATACCAATCATTTTTTCTTGCACATTTAAAACTTGTTGTAAAACTTGTAATCGTTGATCTTGGTTTCCTGTACCTAGTCCTACTTGAACAGTACAATCATAATGATCTGTCCATTCTCTCGGATTCATTGGCACAAACTGACCTCGTAATTTAACTATTCTTTCTTGATCCTGGTATTCACAAATAACAGCAAGAATATTTTTAAATATATCTTTTACTCCATCAGCAAAACTTCTTGCAATGAGCTCAATGCGTTGCGTTGAACTGTTCATCATTTGATTTACTGACTGTGCAGTTGTATGCGATTTGTTTATTGTGTCTGGATTTAATCCCATTAATTGATTTGGTACACCAGATCTTTTTTCTTTTAATTGATCTATCTTTTGCATCATTGCCAAACCTTCGTTTAAGAAGTTTGGTGCTTGTATGGGTGTTACTGCATTAGGACTTTTAACTCGTACAATGCCACCTACTCTATTAGTAAGAATGTCATCCAGATTTGCTTGTCCATCAACAACCATAGTTCTTGCGTTGTTTTGCAAATACATATTATCTAAAGTTTGTCTTGTAATAGCTGTGCTCATGTTTTGCACATCAGCCAATAAATCATACATAGATAAACCAAAAAATCTAAATGGCATTGGTATTGCTACACACATAGCAAAAGGAAGAGTATTAATTTCTTCGTTTTCTAAAATAATGTAATTGTTATAACCACTACCACCAACAATAATTTTTCTTAATTCTGCAATGCCATCGCCATCAACATCTGCTCGCATGTAACACTCTGTAATTTGTTTTACACGCATAGAAGGATCAATCATTTGTGCTTCTAAGTCAGTTGTTGCATCATCATAGGATCTTCTTACAACAGCTTCAGTATTAAAAACTTCTTCTTCAGCACTAGGTAGGTTTTCAACATCTTTTCTGTTAAAACCCATATCAACTAGCTCAGAAACAGTCTTTGTTACTCTATGAGCAATAAAGTCACAATCTTTGAGTGATTTTGCTCTGGAAGATACAAGTATTTCTTCTGGAGGAACTGCATCTATTTGGCATCTGCCATACTCTTTTGATCTTCTTAGTTCTACATCATAAAATAATTGTAGATCTTCTTCCTCAATAACTTCTGTATTTATTATTTCTACTTCGTCATCAATAAGTAGTGCCTGGTATTGTGTTTCGTCTAAGTGTTTATAAGTTTCTCTTTTTTGTTGCTTACTTGTTTTCCAATAAACTTTACAAAAACCATTTTTCTGAAGTAATGCAGTCTTAAACATAGAGTGCAAAATACTAAAACCATCGTTATCTCTATTAAAAATAAAGTTACAATAGTCAGTAATCTGCTCTGAATAGGGTACATCTTCAGCATTTTGTGGCTCAAAATTAACCATCTTATCTGATTGTGTAAACATACGCATTAAACTAGGAAGCATGCTCTCTACAACTTCTAATAGATCTTGTGATACAACACTTGATCTACCTTCTACTTCGTTGCCAAGAGGCTCTCCTAAATAATATTTAAGAGCATCTTCTCGTTGTTTTGCTAAATCACTAGAATAAAACCCAAGAGAATTTGTAATCTCCTGTGATATTAATGCGAGTAATTTTGATTTTGATAATTTTGCCATTTATTTAAACTATTCCTAAATTATTGTATTCTAATTCTGTATTCCATTCGCTTGACTGATTATTGCCTACTGCAAAGTACCTGAAAGCATCTGCACTATGTGATGTCCAATCATGGACTGGTTTATTTTTTAATTCGCCTCGTTCATTACTTGCCCATCGGTATTGACGAAGAGCATCTAAACCATGTTTTGTTTTTTCGTGGTCAAACCAACACCTAGATAAAACCATTCTCACAGCATTAATGCCATCTTCGACAGAGAGCTTTGGAACAATAGAAGTTCTTAGTCCTAAACTTTGTGCTGTTTCTATGCGTGATACTCCAGTTCCAAGTTCTCTGACACTTGCATCATGTGGGAGGTAATGCGTATCGTATATGTACTTTTTCTCATCAAGAACAGTTGCATAAAATTCTAAACTCTCGCCACTATCTTCATAGTAATCAATGATATGAAATGCACTTCCCTTTTGTTGCACAAACCATATTGCCGTTTTATCTGCTATTCCTAGATCCCAAAATGTATTTACTTTAATACCGAGCTCGTAAGGAATTTTTGTTATGCGTTTTTCCTCTTCTGCTTTTGCAATGCCTTTTGAATAAATTGAGCCTATGGCTGAACTGTCAAAAGAGCATTCGAATTCTGCTTCAAATATCTCTTCTGGCATTAAGGCTTTAGCCTCATTAAGCTCTAGCTCAGAGATAATGCCTGTCTCACTTGCTTTAAATGTTTCTGCATACCAATCGTCTTGATGTAATGCATGGTCATATAACTGGTGGAAGCTGTTATGACCTTGAGGAGTACCTATAGCAATCATAAAGCCTTCTCTATCAGATAAAGCAGGTCTAATTACTTCAGTCCATAGTCTAGGAGGCATTTGAGCCACCTCATCGAGTACAACTCCATCAATGTATAAACCTCTTAAACTGTCTGGTCTTTCGCATCCTAATAACTGTATTCTTGCACCATTCGGTAAATCTGCTCTAAGCTCAGTTTCGTGGTAAGTAACATCTGGTAAGACACCAGTATATTCTTTGACATAATCCCAAGCAGTTCTTTTTGCCATTGAGTATGTAGGAGCTAGATAATAGTATCTAGGTCTTGGCAATGTATTCTGCATTGCTTTTTTCAGCAGTTCATTAATACAGAGTACAGTCTTGCCAAATCGTCTATGACAGACAAGGACATTAAATCGTTTTAAATTCTTATGGACAGCTTTTTGATGTTCTCTAGGTTTGTAGGGTATGACAATTTTCATATTTTACTCCCCCATTGTTCAGCTATTGCTTTAGCCATACCTGGAAAAGTTTTATCTCTTTGTCTTTCCCTGTTTGAATACCATTTAGGAATTTTTTTTCCTCCATGAATAACAAACTCTCCTTTTTCTACTATGTTTGTTGGTTTTAATTTTTGTAAATTCTTTAACCACCAACAAGTTTTTTTAGAAAATTTATCGCCAAAAAAATAAGGTTGTACTATTTGATCTGGTTTTCTTATTTTGCTTGATATAATTGATATAGGATTTTCTAATGCAATTTTATTAATAGGTGCATCAAGCAGTTTTTTAACAAATTCTAATGCTTCTTGTTGTTCTTTTTTTTTATCTTTAAACCATCTAGCACCACTTACTGCTAAATGCGTGCATGGTGGATGGGCAATCATTAAATCCCAACCTTTATCTAAATGATTTAAAACATTATCTTGAATGTGTTGTCCTGGAATTTCTGTTGGAAGAATATCACAAGACCAAGCATCAAAATTAAGTTGTTTAAAAGCTGTTCTTACTATGCCAGAATATTCACAGGCTATTAATACTTTCAAGCATCCTTACTTCCTTGCTCTAAAATATCTTTCATACTGGCAACATCGTTTCCACTTACAACACCTTTTCCTGCTCTATCTGGAAGATGCGTTTTTTTTGATAAAGCTAAGACAAGTTCTTTAAATGGATCGATAGTTTTCTTTTTAGGTTTTGTTTTCTTTTTCATAAAATTTCCGTTAGAGGTGGTTTTTGTGTTAAAATGGGATGGCATTAAAATAAACCAGACCATGTGGGGTTATTTAATTTATTTTTTGCAAATTATCAGATAATCAATAAATCATCAGATGTTATAAAAAATATCAGATATTATTAATAATATTAATTAACCAAAATCCGACCATAAGTATAATTTTTGAGGCATAGCCTAGAATAATATACTTGGTATTGTAGTATGTAATTAAAATAATGGCTGTTTTCTGCCATTTTCCAGGATGTTCCTGTTTTGTTCCTCACATGAAAGCTCTGGGAAAAAAAATATCTTTTTCCTAATTAATTATTACAATCCCTACCTTTTCAACCAAACAATAACTTTACCAAACAATATTAAATCAACAATTTGCAAACAATTCAAACTTTATTCCGTCTATTATGGAATAAAACCTTAACGAAAGAGTTTACTTATGATGAATACATATAACCTTAAATTAAACAAAGAGACTATCGATAAACTATCTACTGGTAACTATAAGATTAAAGGCTACGATCTAAACAATAATATCTTATTAGAGCCTACATACATTAAAGAGATAAATCTAATCCTAGACATCCTTAACCCTTTATCCCTCGATGAGAGATATAAAGTGTTAGAAGATCTTAAAGTATCTCTTGATGAAATAGAAGGCAATGATCTTGGTATTTAATCATATGTTTATTATCTAGTTTCTTTCCTAGTTTAGTAGGAAGTGTGCTTCCTATAGTCTTACCTCTATGCTTCCTATCAACAGGAAGTATATTTCTAGTCGCTTGCCCAACTTATCTCTATCTTCTTATCGTCTGCATCGGTAATGCTTAAAGTTTGCTTCTCAGTACCATACTGCTTCGGAGCAAGTTTACCTGCCTGCCATTGTATGTTCTTGGAATATATCTCTAACAGTTTTACTTCTGCCATTGGTATATTCTTTTTATCCAGAGCATTCTCTATCTTCTCATCTACTTTACTAATCAGCATCTCTATCCCTGCTTCTTTGCTTTTGTAGTAAGCATCTCGGAGCTTATCATCCTTGTCCATCCATGCCCTCCAGGAAGGATAAGTAATGCCACACTTTGCAGTTGCATGCTTAATACCAATACCTTGAGATAATAAAGTTAATACATCCTTAACAATAGTCTTAGAGTATTTAGTCTTACGACCTCTAGTTTCTTTCTTTTCTGGTAATGTGTTCATTAATGTATTGTTGTTGATAGTTCTCTTACAATAGGATCTGCTTGGTTTTCTATTTTAAATGCTTCAGCAAAGTCCATAGCTTCCTGCTCGCTTTCAAAATTAATAAACCTAATAATAATCTCTGGTTTCTTTGTCTCTGGATTTTTGACCATAAACATAGAACAGTTAAGATCGTCTAGTAATTTGTTCATATAATAAATATCGTATGTCTGTCGCTGTTAAATAATGCGTGTGTTTTTTTATGTCTTTGTAAATTCTTAATATTTCAGATGGTTGCCAATTTGCATAGGAGCATACAAGATCAAAGTCTTTGCTCCCCAACCAATCTATTGCTTCTCTTTGATATTTGACATTTAACCTGCTCGCCCATAAAAATTTACCAAGAGCATCTGTTAAACCCTGCACTAGAACAGACTTAAATAATAGTTGTTCTTGCATATAAAAAAAGCCATCTATTTGATGGCTATAAGAGTTTTCGTAATTTATGTGATTATATTAGTTTTTATAGATTTACGATCTGTTTGTTAATAAGAACAAATACAAAACTACATATCAAATATGATTATTAGTCTATCCAATGCTTCTCTAAGTTTATCCATTCTTTTTCTAGCAGGTTTATTTTCAATAATAACATACCATAAAATTTTACTCAGCTTCCCTAATTCCTTATCTACAAAACGAAAATCACTTAAAGCATCAAAGTTTTGTATTATAAACTCTTCTTTTGTACTGTTACCTAAGTTTTCTTTTAAACTTGCTGTTATTCTCTGTCTGATGTTAGAGCTCTCAAACTTATCTTCGTATTTTCTGCCTGCCCAAAATCTTTTACTGTTGTTCTCTTTATTATGTATATCTAGTAGATCTCTTGCAAAATAATTTTCTAAAACTGATTTATGCTCTTTTTCTAAATGTCGATCTTGACCATAAGCAACCAATCTAAGTCTTTCTCCATCAACTTTTCTAATAAATGTATTAGATTTATCATCTCTAATTAATGCTTGAGCTCCAAGATCAATAGTATGTTTATTTTTTTTCTTTCTTTTTACCATGCTTTGTATTCTTCTTCTGTAATTAGACCTTCATTTTTCATTTTAAGCACCATGTCATCTGATATAGATAGATGCCTTCTTCCTCTTTTTACCCATGATACCCATTTTTTATAGTCATCATCTTTTATTAACCTCATACCAGAATATTCATCTTCATTTTTAACTGGCAATTCCTCTTCCCATCTTGCTTGATTTATCCATGTAGCAAAATGTGGAACAAACTTAGGATCATCTACTGATGAGCATAATTCATTATATTTTTTTATAATTGTTTCAGATTTTACATCCTCTGGTATCTTCCAAAACGATGCTTCAGCCACTTTTTTAGAGCCTCTTTTGTAAGTTAATTTATCCCATATATTATTAAATATATCATTATCACTATCACTATCAGACGATGTCGTTACGATATCGTTATTCTTAGTTCTTTTATTGTTATATTTTTTATTAGCCTGGAGAACTTGGTCTTTCTTTTTTCTAGCAATTTCGTACTCTTTTTGCTGTCTTTCATTAAAGTACGACTCAATACCTATATCGTTTTCTTTTAAAATAAATTTTGATTTTAATATAAAATATAGATCTTTTTTCTGTTCTTCCCAGTTAGTTAAATCATCTGGATTGCATAATAAAGATAGCCTCGATAACTTTACGATATCGTTAGGCAACCCTCTTCCATTTCTAACTTGTGCATGCGATAATAATTGAATGTAAATACCTCTTTGCTGTGGAGTAAGATCTTGCGTACCTGTAATCCAAGACTCAACATAAAAATACAATGCAGGAATATTATCGCTAGCTGATTTCACAAGGCACTTCCTTTGTTATAATTAATGATCTTTTTTTAAATTTTGCTTTAGCTAAAAATTGTTTATCAACCAATGCCATAACAATTTCATAACCTGCACTTGGAGTTTTATAATTTAAACCTTTTTGTATTTCTCTAAAAGATGGACATTTGCCATGCAATTTGAAGTATTTTTGTATAAATTGTAGTGTTTTTAACTGTGTTTTTGTTAAATTTTCATCTAATTCTACTGATTTCTGGCATAAATTACATTTAATAATCATAATACTTTTTTTAATTAGGGATTTATTTTTGTTTTGTAAATATTTTTTTATTTTGTGTTTATATTTGACAAGTCATTAATTAATTTGTTAAGTGCAATTATTAGAAAAAAAATTGTATTTTGTGTAATTTTATGCAAAAAGATGAAAAAATAATGTTTAATAAAGCACTTATAAAAATAAAAAAAAATAGTGGAATAAAAAACAATGAAATTATATCTGAAGCTACTGGTATTGATACATCTACTACATCTTTACATTTTACAGGCAAAAGAAAAATAAATATTGAACAGGCTTATAGTTATGCAAGATTTTTTAATGTGCATATTATTAAAATATTAGATGAAAACATTACCCAATATCCTGTCGTTGCTTATTGCAATGATGAAGGTTTAGTTAGACTAAGAAATGAAGATGAATGGGAAGTTGTTTTAGCACCTAACGATACAGAAAATGATGGTACTTATTGTATTCATCAAAAAAATGCTAAAACTATTTTTTGGTATAATCCTAAAATTTTAGTTGAAAAAAAAGATGCAATTAATATTTTTTGTTATTTAAAAAATCACAAAGGAAATTACATTGGATTAGTTAATAATTATTTAAACAATAACAAATATAAAATTTTTAATTATCACACATTCAAATATTTTAACGCAAAAATTGATAAATGTTACCCAATAACTAACACAAGTCATTTAGATTTTTCAAAGTATCACAAGGTAAAAGCATTAATTAACTAAAATATCCCTTTTTTGCAAATAATAGTTGCGAATTGCAAATTAATCTTTAATTAAGAATTAAGTTACATAAGTTGCTCCTTATGTGATGAATATAATCTGGCGAGGTGGCAGTTGATTAAGCAAGTGCCACCTTTTAAACCAGAGAAAAGGTTGTTGTATGTTTAACCCTTTCAAAATTATTTATAACCTGTTTGTTAGAAAATCAACAATACAAGTTATAAAAAAAGTACAACCTCAAACTTATACGAGGTTACAAAGTAAATTGTTATCTGTTCACATGAAGTCTGTAGAGGACAAATGTTAAAGGGTAAACAATTTTGGTATGGGATTGCTTTTGTGTCATTGTGGGCAATCATCATGCTCTATTGTTTTTATGGAATTATAATGGAGATACCTCTTCCTGTATAATTTTATAAAAAAGTTGCTTGGTGCAGTTTCATTATTTTCTCCTAAAAAAATAAGTACCTCGACTGCACCAAGTACAAAACACATAAAAGTTTATTGGGAAGCTGAAGAACATAAAATAAGGGTTAAAAATGCCAACAGGCGATTACATAATAAATAAAAAAAAATTACCAAGTGTAACAACTATTATAAGTAGATTTAAAAATGCTACTGGACTAATTATTTGGTCAAATCAATTAGGTTTAAAAGGATTAAATTATTTTGATGAACTAAAAAAAGCAGGAGATACTGGAACTGCTCTACATGATTTAGCTGAATTATATATATTAAATAAAAAATATGAATTACCAGATGATAAAGTTGCTGTTGATTGCTTTCAACAATTTATAGACTGGTGGGATAGTATTGATTGTGAAGTTATTTGGACTGAGAAAAAATATACAAGCAAGAAATTAAATGTTGGTGGCTGTCCAGATTTATTAGTTAAACAGAATGACAAATATATTTTAGTAGATTTTAAAACTTCTAAAGCAGTTTATTCTGATATGATAATTCAACTGTCTTGTTATGCAGAATTAATAAAAGAAAATGATGGCATAGAAATAGATAGAGCAGTCATAGTACGATTTCCAAAAGATGATAATGAAACTGAAATAAAAAAATTTTTTACTGAAGATCTTGCTGTTGGTCTAAAGCAATTTAAACTTCTTAG